TTTCTTCCAGATACAAAGCCTTGTCAGTCTCACGGGCATATTGAGCTTTGACCGATTGGGTGGCGAGGGCTTGGATGGCTGCTTTAGTGATTTTCATTTTTTGTCTCCTGATTGGATAGTGGGTGGGGCCGAAGCCCCGTTGATTAAACAATTAACAGTTTGAAGCACTTGACTGCGCTGTTGGCGCGAATTGATTGGTCACCGTATCCAACAGGATATTCTAGGAACCATTCGTTGCGGCCACCACCAGAAGCAAAACCGCCGATAATGCGAAAGGTATCGCCTCTGCTTGTTTCGCCAGCCCATACGCCGCCAGATACTTTTTCAATATTATCAACGCGCACCGTGTCATAGACTGTGCGGCCATTAACTTTAATTTCATTTTGGTTTAATGTAATGGTTGTCATCGTCTCTCTCCTGATTTTTAATTTTTTCTCTTACACAATACATATAAGAAATATATCTGGGAATACAATACCCCCAGATACATTTAATTAATATTTTTATTGATCGTCCAGCAATTCATCGACACGGTTCATGTAGATCGCCAGAGCGTGACCCAAGTCTTTGAGCGATGCTTTCTCAGCGCACTCCCTGATGGTCACCCAAGGGTGTGGTCGGCCCTGTGGGTGGCTTGTCACCCTCTCAGTGACCACTGGGGCTGGCACTGGCTCCACTGGTAAGCCAAAGGCATTTGCAGCCTCTGTCCTGTTGTTGAGCCACGCCATCAGGCTGGGCTTGTCGGTGGGAACTTCAGTCTGCTCCGCGCCAATTGTCTTGGCTTCGGCTTGCGTTCCGACCCACTGGCCTTTTGCGTTGGTGTAGAGTTTCATATTTTGATCCTTTCTAAATCGTTGGATGAGGGGCCGAAGCCCCCCGTTGATTAAGCAGCTATTGGGTTTACCTCAAAAGCATAAAGTTTTTCGTTTGAACTTGGCAAATTTTCCAAGCTGTCTGTGTGAATTGCAATTGTGCTTTGGATGTAAACTTTTTCGTCTGGGTGAAATCCAGCGGGGCTGATAAGGTCTTTGTTGTTGATGACAACGTAGCGCGTAGAAACAACCATCAAATCAGCAGCCATTGTATCTTTAAAGTTTTTCAACTCATGAAATGCGTTGTTCAAGGTAAGGTCTAACGTCTTAAATTCTTCAACCAATGTATCTTTTTGACCGCTCTCATCTTTCAATTCATCAAGAATTTCAGACAGGCGAACACTGTCGGATTTAGATTTTGCAATTTGTTCTGGAGTGGCGTCAGCCAACATTACTTCAAGCTCTTCGATACGCGCTTTGATTTGTGATTTATTCGGTTTCATTGGGTCTCTCCATTTTTAAGAATATGCAAATTTTCCATATCTAATTCATGTTGGATACGATCTAGTACATCAGCAAAGTATTCCATTTTCTCTGCGTAAACGCCTCGTTGCGAAACGCCATCTATTGAAAGCGTCCACACACTGCCCCATCCTTGGTCTTGGTTTTTGAAGCATTTTGCAACGATTGGTTTAGAGAATTTGTCAGAAACCATAACATCATGTACAATTTCGTTAAAAAGGTCTTCAAGCGTTTCCATTGGGTCTCTCCATTTTTTGAATTTTTGATCTTACACAATACATATAGGCATTCTGATCGGAGATACAATAGCAAAATACAAATTAAATATATTTAATTAATATGGGGAAAGCCAAAATGGGCGACTTTCCCCCGATGCGATTTATGCCGCGATATGGTACAGCCAGCAATTCATGTGGCCTTTGCCCCCGTTTCTTGATCGGACGTGAGCTTTTTTAACAACCAAACCAGCGTCAACAGCGTGGCGAATTGTTCCACAAACATTGTGAGAGTTCTTTTTCAAAAGCCTTGCAATGTCTTTGCTCGTCATTGGCCCGTGTTTTTCTAGCGCCCTCAAGATCGGCGTAAAAGCGCCAGTATCTGTCTGACTGCGCTTTTCCCCTCTATCGCACGGCAGCGGTGGTCGCAGAGGCTTGCCGCTTGGGCCTTTCGTTCTCGCTTGTAGTCTTTCAAATTCCAGCCATTTATTCATCTGTTCTCTCCCTCAGATTTGGTAATCGTTTTGTCTCAGTCCACTCACAAAGTTTTTAAGCTCCTGTCGCGCCAACCAGAGATCGTTCTGTGCATCTGGGACTGGGCTTGTGCGATAAGCCTCCCCCTCTAAACGATCCACTTGGCCTCTCAAATGTCGCAGTTCAGCCTCATGCGCTGGTGTTAGTTTTTTCATTCTACTCCCCTCTTTGGATAAGGTTTTATCAAGTGATCAATACTTTTCCTGTTTTCTTTTTTTGTTTTTTTAGAGCCTCTAAATGCAAAATATCTGCCTTTGCTATTTTGTTTTATATGCTCAACATTCGGATGCGATTTTTTTATTACGTCAATTTTAGTTGTGCCGAATTGCTGGCGCATAGCTCTTGGGCCATATAATTTTCCATTGATTAACCATGCTGATCTGTCGCCCTTCCTGCTGTTCACATTAGGATTGGCATCCCTCATCGATCCAACATAATCAAACCCACAAGCCTGATAAATTGTTCCAATCTCTCCAGCCAAATCATCAACTGTACAAGTGACTATTTCATATTTTTTAGGCAGCAATCTCATGGACTGCCTAATTAATTTACTGGCAGAATGAGGATGCGCCCAATGCACACAAGCGCCACGGTTCAAAAGAATTATTTTTCCCGTGTAATCGTATTTGTCCCAAATGCCCAAATTCTCAATATATTCTTGGCCGTAGCAAGCAACGCCACCGCAAACATTGTCAAAAAATATGCCATAATAATGCCAATTCACAGCGGCCAAACAGCCCAGCCATTCATATTCTTCAATGATTTTTTTTGCTGTAGCTTGTGTTGTCTCTCGCACCACAGCTTTTGAAATGTCTGTATCAACATCATTCCACCAACTGCCAAACAAATCACCAGATTTTGTTTCCGCAACACGATCTCTAACTACTTTTTGGTGAGCTTTCATTTTTTCAAAAACTCCAGCACTTGCTTCGACGCATCGCCTGCGCCCTTTCCAACAATTACAGTGTGGCCCACTGATCTCAGATATTCGATAACTTTTTTCTGATCGGGGGAAAGTCTGCCGCCCGTGGCCCTTTTCATTTCCACCCACAAATTGCAGGAGGGGATATAAAGATCAGGTATCCCTCTGGTGACCCCCTCGGCCTTCAGCCGTGTCGCCACGCTAATCGATCTCTTCTCACCGTTTGGGATCGCAAAGATCAGCGTGTCTGGATATTTGGCCCGAAACCAGTTCACAAAACCCACCTGTTCAGAATGCTCGGAATGTTTAAAACGGTATGTCTTCGACACCCCAATCAGCGATTGGGCCTTCTTGCGCCTCATATTTTCTCTCCACTTTTGTATAATCGAACTGCACAACCTCAAAGTATTTCGGATTGTATGTCGAGGGTTTTATTTTGATGCGGCTGGGCCAGTTCCAGAAATGGCACTCGTCCATCGCCTCGTCTGTCGTGTCAGCGCCAGAGGCCAGCAGTGACCGCCGCGCCTGATATCTGCTGGCCGCATAGCCACCGTGATTTGGACAAAGCCATTCGTTTACGCTTCGCATTCCGCAGTAGTATGTGACCTTGACTGAATCAGGTTTGCCCTCCTTGCGGTGGCGGTGATAAAGGACGCTGTCCACGTCCACCCATTCGGCTTTTACTTGGCCCGACAGCATGGCCCCATCGTAACTTTTGGAGCCGTGATTTAATGTGCGAGGTGGGAACTCATGGCCGCAAACGTGGCATTGTAACGCCGCCGCAGGACACATTGTTTGGCAAGCCTCGCACTGCTTGACGGGTGCCGCACCCTCTTCTGCCTTCGCAGATTTATCCTTGGGCTTTACCTTATCAATAAATCCATGCCGCTCAACATTGGCTCCGAAATCAAGCACCAAACAATCAGTCTTTCCTTCTGCAATCCTAGTGCCGCGCCCAATCATCTGGACATACAGCCCCGTAGACGCTGTCGCCCTGACCAGCGCAACAACGTCCACGGCAGGGTGATCAAATCCAGTGGTCAGCACGTTCACATTTATCAGGCATTTAATCTCACCGCTCTTAAAGTCTGCAATGGTTGTCTCCCGCACGGCGCTGCTGTCACTGCCAGTAATCACCTCGACTTCAATGTCGTGGTTTCCAAATTCGTTGGCCAACATATGCGCGTGATTGACGCCGCTGCTAAACACCAGCCAGCTTTTTCGATCTTCGCTCAGTTCCACAATTTCTTCGACAGTTTTTCTCACCAGTTCGGGATCAGACGCAGCAGTGGCAAGGTCGCTCTCAATAAACTCACCGCCCCGTTTTTTGACGTTGGTCAGATCGATCTGGTTCAGACCGCCTTTGCTAATGACAGGCGACAGGTATCCCTGCTCCATCAGCATATCGATTGGAATGTCATGGGCAATGCCGTCAAAGATAGCGCCCTCGCCTTTGTGCAAATATCCTGTGTCGAGCCGATACGGCGTGGCTGTCAGACCCACCACTTTGATCGCGGGGTTGCACACCTTCAGATCGGCAATAAACCTGTTGTATCGCGTCTCAGTGTTTTTGGGCAGCATGTGCGCTTCATCGATTAAGATCAGGTCTGGTGCAGGAATGATGTCATACGCCCTCTCCCAGACCGACTGGATGCCAGCAAAGGTAATGGGGCGGTCTAAGACCTTCTGCTTTAGACCCGCACTGTATACCCCGTAATCAGCTTCTGGATACATTTTCAACAGGCCATTGGCCCCCTGCTCCAAAAGCTCTTTTACATGCGTCACAATCATTACCCGTGTGCCAGCAAATGCCATAGCGTCCTTTACGATCTGCGCTATAATGGCCGTCTTGCCCGACCCCGTTGGGGCCACGATCAATGGATTATCGCCCGACTTACTCGCCCAATAATTGTACAAACCATCGACAGCTTCTTTCTGATAATCGCGTAATTCAAACGTCATGGGACAGAACTCCTTCACCGTGGGACAGAACTCTTTTTCTCAATTCTTCGCTGTTGTCTTGATTGCGGATCACGCCTTGTGGGGTCTGATACTCCACGAAATCATCGCCAGCGTCTATGATCTCCCAATCGTCAGGAACCATAAACGGATTAAACAGGTGGCCCCCCGCGCCTTCCTTGCGGCTCCAAGTCCCGTCTTTTTCTGGGGTGCTGTGCGCGTCTGTCCGATCATTAACCTCTGGCAATTCACCACCGTGGCAAATCGGAATGTAAGAGCAAAACCGACAAGCAAACTTTGACGGGTCGTGACTGATTTTAGACGGTGGCTTTTCGTCAAAAATGATATTGCTGGCCTTGCTGATTAGCATCTCACCTTCTGCCCGATCCCGCTTGATCCGCTCAGAATAAATCTCATCTGTGTTTTTGTTCACAGCAAAAAAATAACAACGATCAATGTCAGCCAAATGCATACCGACTTGGCACTGCGCCCAGTATTGCGGCTTGCTGATCCTGACGCCCTTCATCTTTGTTTGGGCAAAGCTCTTGTCGTTCATTGTTTTGAACTCCAGCGTGTGCGTCTCTTTGCTTTCTGGGAAGCCAATTCCAATGCCGTCCAGCGACAGAGCAAAATGACCCCCACAGGCCGTGTAATTAATCTGTCGGCCCGTTTCTGGATCGACCTCCCACACCTCTACCCCAATCGCCCGAAGGTTTGCCACGATCCGCTCCTCCTCGCGGTCACCCGTTTCAAACAGGCGCAGCATACGTCCCTCAAAGCTCTGTGAGCTTGCGTGTCGAAACTGATACCACAATGCCCGACTGCACGGGTTGCCTATCTGTGAGCCGCCCAGATGCGCCCTGTGGCCGTTATCGCGGCTGGCCTCGTAGTGTTCGTAAATTTTCTGCACTGTGGGCGATGGATTGTATTTTTCAAGGTTCATCTTGGCTCCTCTCTATTTGTAAAATGGGGCAGCAAAAGCCGCCCCATCGCAAAACAGATTATCGCTTCCAAGGTGGCGTTGACGATGCCGCTGAAGCCTCCGCAGGGGCCGCTGTAGCAGCGCCATTGGTTTTGGCACTTGAGTACCCTTTGATCTCATTAGAGGCGCTGTACTGGCCGTCTGCGGCCTTGACCGCCACCTTCACCACCAAAGGCTTGTCGTGCAACTCGCTGCTGTCCTTGGGCGTCATAACGCCCGTGGCGTGGCAGATGGCCGACAGAGTGCGCTGTGCTATGTCGACTGCAATTTGGTTCGGATTATTTAAATTCAAACGATCTATCAATTTGCGTCCAGCATACTGGCCCTCAACAATTTCCAGCCCAAGCTGCAAATAGCTGCCAGTCATCGCCTTAGTCGGCTTCTCCTCGCTCTCGACAATCACTGCCGAATAGTTTCCCGATGGGAGCGGCTCGTATGTTGCGGCTGGTTCAATAGCCGCTGCGTTAAAACCATTTAGTTCCATGTGAGTTTTCCTTTCACTCTGCTACAAAATCTGCAAATGGGTTGCGGTCAAACGTGAAGGCCAGAGGCTCAGACACGTTAAAC